GCCGACCCGCTCCGGGCTGTAGTTGCTGCCGATAACGCCCTCAGCCTCCTCCACGAAATCATTCTTCTGTTTGGTGATATCAGCCAACTCCGACTCCAGCTTAGCCTTCTTTATCTTATCGTTACCTACCCCTTTGAGTTTGGCACGTATAGACTCTTCCTTGGCGCTAAAATCATCAATATATCCTTTTAAGAAATCAGACGTGCTTTGGACGTTGAACAGATCGGGATTAGTTCTAGCCATATATCTTCCCTCTAACTGCATCTGGGCCTTACCGTTCTCAGATATGGAAGCCATAGCTATATCCCTGACCTGAGCGTAACTCATTTCATCTATGTACATCTCACGCATCTCCCCCGTCCTGTTACCATTGGCGTCAACTACCGGCACATTGACTTTCTTCCCCTTGTTAAGGGAGATGAAGTTCTTCATCTTCTCATCAATCTCAGCGTGATAATCCGTATAAGGAGTATAATGTATAGGATTAAGACGTGTCCCTACCTGACCGTCATTCATCCAAGCCACGGCATCCGCGAAAGCCTCAGCCTCGTTTATAGGTCTATACATCTTGGGATTGTTCAGCTTCATATCCTCCATCTTCTCGCTAAAAGCCCGGATCTCCCTAGTACCGGCAATAGCATTCAACACACGGGTATCCAGAGCTTCTCCAAGACGAGCCTGTATGCTTCTGGCTATACCGTCGGAAGCCAAATTAGATTTACGATACACGTTATTCACGTCCTGTATCAACCCATTTAACCTATTCTGAAGATATTCCCTATCCTGAGGTTTTATAATGTCAGAATTGATAATATAATCAGCATACTCGTTTATAGCCTGCCGATTGGTATCTATCTTCTGCTGCATGTACCCCATCCCCTGCATCATGACATCCATGTTGTAGGGTGATACGTACTTGCCGTAATTCCTTAATATACTATATTGTGAAGCCATCCTTTATCCTTTCTTGCCTTTAGTTACTTCCTGAGCGGGATATAATCTCCTGTAACTTAATATATCTCCTTGAGGGTCTGCGATCAACTGACCATTGGGACCAATCTTAACATCCCCAAATATAGATCTTAATGTATTCATGGTCGTAGCCGTATTCCACTTCTGCTGGATCTCGTCATTCACGCTATCAAAATATCTAGCCCAGTTCTCGTCATTAATAGCCAATCCCTGCAATATCCGTTGTTGATAAGCCTGACGTTGGGCTATATTCTTATCATACGTGTCAGCCCAAGTACGAGCGTTTATATTATCAGCCCAAGTTCTTTGAGCCACGTTACCTTGCTCTACCTCATTAATGTACTTACCTATATTAGAACTCATGATAGCCTGTAGGTTAGATGATAAAGCTCCTCTTTGAGAATCCGGGACATTACCCATCTGATCCAATTGTGATTGGAAAGCACGATTAGCCTCAACCATATACTGATCAGCCGATCTCAACACCGGGTCCACGGTAGGAGCGTAATGTCTTTCTAGACCTTCCGTTGTCACGGCTCCCGGAGTCATCCTGAACACCTCAGGAAAGTCAAGACCACCACCTACTATATTCCTGCCTCCATTGCCGCTGTTCGACTTACCGGCACTTGTGTTGGTCTTAGGAAGTGTATTGGGATCAATCAGCTCAGGCATATCCAGTTTAACATCAGGATCCTCCACATCACCTATATCCATAGGACCGGGAGCCACCTTATGAGGGTCAAGTATAAAATCAAGACCTTCCATTCCTTTCATGGATCTCAATGCCTGCATCTTAAGCATATCCTCCCCAAGTATCTTATTAACGACATCCTTGTTCTTATCAGAGAACAGTTGGCTAAAATGGGTGATACCGGCATCGTTAAGAGCCTTATGTTGTTCCTCTGTAACGACATCCAAACCGATCATAGGACGAGATGTGGTAAACAAGCCTAATTTATTATCTCTCATCCTATCATGATATGCGGCTTTCTTGTCTTCCGGGTAATTACCTTGACTATCCTCACCACCAAAGGAAACGAGCGTCGTGTAATCCCGAAGCGCCTCGGCGTTGGCGATGATCGGGTTCTCCGCCGTAGCCAAGCCCATCCAGCTACTTGTCTGACCGTAGATAGCGTCTTGCAACGCCCTAGCCCTAGCGCCCTCTGAAGCTCCCATATAAGCGTCGTAAGCGACCGGATTGAATGTCTTATAATAATTCAACCTCTCATCCGTATTAATGCCTCCATAAGAGCCATCGGTCCCTTGACGCTGATAACCGAAATAGTTAGGGTCATTGTTGAACTTATTCTCGATCGGGCGGAAAGTTAATTTACGACCGAACAAAGACGTGCCTCCTATCTCCATCTTCTGACGAATACCAGCCACTTTCTTAAGCAACTCTTTCTTAGCCTCAGCTATATCCTCCTCCGTAAGACCATATTCTTTCATGGATCTGGATATGATGTTATCTATCTCACCACCCTTGGCGAAATACGTATCCTCATCCTTCTTCATCTTCCGGTCTTCCTGCTCCTTGTATATGACATTAGCGAAGTCCGTAAATCTTCCCTCTAAGCCATTAACGGTATCGTTGCTATCGTTTATAGCCTTAGATAATACGGAGGCGTTCAAACGCCTTGTATTCTCGTCATCTATCTTATCATTCTTCTTCAGCTTCTCCAGTGCCTTCTTCTGATCATCGTAAGCCGATTTAAGACCGATCTTAGCCTTATACCTGTCCATTAACGTAGCATACGTATCCTTAGGCGTAGCCTTGATCCCATACGTATCCCTGATGTATTTGGCGAAATCCGGCTCTATGGTTGTGTCGTCGGTAATAACCTTCGTTCCCTGCTCCAAGGAAACGGGGGTTCCCCCATCGGCATGCTTCTGCCCCATGGCCTCCATCGGCGCCTCTCCGGGCTGCGTCACGTACTCGCCCTTCTCGACCTCTACGTTGGCTTGATCTTCCATCGACTTAGGTAACGGATATAGATACTCACCGGTAAGGCTACCGCTATCGAACCTATTATTAGGTCCTAGATAAACACCACCTCCATCCTTATACCGCATCTGAGATTGCCGTCTCTGCCTAGCCTCTCGCTCTTGAGCTAACCTGATATTAGTACGAGTGCCTTGCTCTGACGCCATCCCTGAGAATACGTTCCTTGCCAACCCTAAGACACCGCCGATGCCTGACATTACAGTACCCACGACATTAGCTGTCTTAACCCCGGTGGATAAATCACCGTATCCCTCGCTTCTCATACGCCCTATACCACGACCCATCTGGGTAAACCTAGATCCTATATCATCAGCGCCATAATAAGGTATGGTGGTAAAGTCAAAAACATCCGTACTGCCAGACTCGTCAACCTTCTTATTGCTGTCAACGATAGCGTTCAAATCACTTGTATCAATGGTATTAATATCAGGCTGCTGAATATCAAATCCTATCCGGGTAGACGAAACCAGAGGTTCCACTCCAAGACCCTGAAGACCAACAATATTACCAGGCATGACAGGATCAACTTCCCCAGCATCTTGATATTTAGGTATCTTCCTTTTAATTACATATTTTCCCATATATCAAATTATTTCGTTCTGATACAAAGATAATTTAAAAAAAATACAGACTCACCATTTGACAATGATGAGTCTCTTTAATACTAATCCTTTAAAGACATAACAGGATTGCCCCATTTCTTTTTCCACTCATGACCAAGATAATCTATAAGTTTATCATAAGTATCTATAAAACCACCATCTATAACCCCGGTGATAACATTCTCTACAGCTACTATGTCGTTTAACTGATTCTTTGTAGCCGTATTCCTTATCCCACTCTCATGCTTGTTAAAGACGATAAAATTAATAGCCTTAGCTACCCTTGATATCTTATCAGACAACTGACTCTTGTCGCTAACCAACCTGGCGACGGCCGAACTCATCTTGATATAAGCTTCGCCAGCGGCATTCCTGTCCTCTATGAATCCATCATGCAACCATATTATCACCTTGGCGTATATCTCCGGATCCAACTCCAAGGCTATCATGACAAAGAAATATGGATTAATATACCATTTTTGCCCCTCTCCTTTTCCCTTGCGATAAGCCATACCGTATTTTTTAAGATCCGTCATCTTACCTATTTTCAATACCTCTTTTTGTACAGTACTTTTCATTACTGTACATATATTGTTGACACTTAGCTCTTTAACTAGAGATTTCATTTTCTCCTGAAATCCATTAGTAGCAAACAGGTGGTCGAGTCTTCTCGCCTCCAGCCCAATAGACTTGCGTTTCTCGTTCAACGCCTCCATTACTTCAGTTATGCATACAAATCCGTCCTTGGACATAACAGAAATGTTTCTACCTAACAATTCCCTACTCTCTGATGACAAAATCAAATTACTTTTCATACCTTTACAAAGTGTT